GCAGATGATGGCAAACATCGAGGGCATTCGCACGGCCACCGAGATTCAGCAGCGTGCCGCCGAGAAGATCGACACGATCACCCCGGCATACACCCGGCTGACCAGCGAGAAGATCGGCCCGCTGATGGTCCGAGTCTTTGAACAGTGTGCCGAGAACGCGATGCTGCCCGCGCCACCCGAGGAAGCTATCGTCCGTCTGTCCGAGTCGATGCTGCAAGTGCCAAACCCCACGATCCAATACACCTCCAGGCTCGCCCTTGCCATTGCCGCCGTCCGAACGGTTGGCATGGATCGCATGCTTGAGCGAGTTGGCGCCATTGCCCAGATGCGCCCAGACGTGTTGGACAGCATCAACTTCGACTATTGGATCAACGAAACGTCGCGCAACTCAGGTGCCCCGCCCGAGTTCCTCCTGCCGCCCGAGCAGGTGCAAGCAATGCGTCAGGCGAGGGCAGAACAACAACAACAGCAGGCGCAACTCCAAAGCGCGGAGATGGCGGCAAACGCAGCCGCCAAGGCCGCGCCCCTGCTTGGACAGTAAAAACGCATGAGAACTGAATTTTCCGACCTCCTTCGCCCGAACACCCCAGAGGAACGGGCGAGACTCAGTGGCGCCATCATTCGACTCGCGGCGTCCGAAGACTTCCAGATTCTGGTGCGTCACTGGAATCACCTGGCGCCTGTCTTCGGCGCTGTTTTCGCAGCCGACTCGGTTGAGCGTGCGGCAGCAAGGGACGGTGCGCGGGCGCATCTGCGCGAAATTTTCGGCACCCTGCTCACACAGAGTGCCTTTGAGAAACCCAAACGAACAAGAAAACAGAAGACCAATGAAGGACAACCCACCCCCACCTAAACGGGGACGGCCCAGGAAAGAGGTCACCATGGATGACGCACCATCAAAAGATACGGTGCGAATCCATCTCACTCCGACTGCCGACCCAGAACCCGTAGCCGACCCAGCGTTTGGCGACAAGACTCCGGCGGTCATTGAGTGGCGCCGGCGAAACTGGACAGAATCAAAATTCAATCAGGTCTATCCCGCCTGGCGAAAACTCCCCATCTAAACATGAGCGATACTACCACAACCACGACAGAGGCGGCACCGGAAGCGGTTGTCACCCAAACCACGGCGAGTACCCCAACCGTCAGCACGACCGACCTTTCGGGGTTCGGCGCATTCCTTGACGCAGACGGAACCAAGTTCAAGGAGGGCTGGACTGCCGGCCTTCCTGATCACCTCAAGCCGTTCGAGAAGACCCTCTCCAAGTTCCCGAGTCCCATCGACTTGCTTGGCAGCTACGGCAACCTGGAGAAGAAAATCTCGGCAAAGACCCCGACCTTCCCTGGTGCAGAGGCGACCGACGAACAGCGTGCGGAATGGCGCAAGCTGGTTGGGGCGCCCAACACGCCCGAGGAATACGGTCTAAAACCGTCCGAAGGCAGCGAGGGGACATGGAACGCCGACCTTGCCCAGACTGCTGCCACGGTTGCCCACAAATACGGCATCCCGGCGGAGGCGCTTGGTGAACTGGTCGAAGCCTACAACGGCAGCATGAAGGCTGCTGTTGAGTCTGCCGAAACCGCTTCGGCTGGCGAGGCTGAGCGAGTGATGGCGGAACTCTCCAAGGAGTGGGGCGCCGAAGCCAGCAAGAACGCCGCCCGCGTCCAACGGGGCGCGAAGGCGCTCGGGCTGGACCTCGACAACCCAAAATACGGGAACGACCCAGAACTAGCCAAGGCGATCCTTCGCTTCGACCAAATGACCAACGAGGACGGCGGTCTAATTGGTGAGGGTGAGAAGGCCGGGTATCACCAGCGCATGGAGCAGATCGACACAAAGCTGCGGTCGCTCCAACCAGGATCACCCGAGGCTCAGTCTCTTGTCGCTGAGAAGCGCCGACTGTGGGAGGCCACCCGATAACTAAACCCCGTGGCGCACGTTAAGCCCTCCAGGTTTAGCGTGCGCCACTTGCTTTCTATGTATCGTATCCGATTTTCTCGCGTAAATTACTACCCGCAGAAGCGCGTTTGGTTTGGCTGGAAGGACTTCATCGATGAACAAGGAAACAGAGTTCGCTTTTCCAACATGGAGCAGGCAAGACAAGCTATTCGTCTGGCCGGAAGCGGGGACGTTGACCCCTTCAATTTCCCTGCCGGACGTGGTGCCGGATGACAAAAGGCCACCGCACGTGATACCAGAACCCAGCAGAGCCATGCTTTTCCTTGTCGCCATCATCTTCATTCTCCTGACCCGGCGCTGATTATTATTGCCGCTTGGGATACTTTTCCGCTTGCAAAGAGTAACTTTGCGTGCCTAAATGCGTCACCGCCCGTAAGGACAACGGTGACCCCTTGCAGAATTGGCCCGTGACACGGATAACCGAGGAGCGAGATAAAACTCAAGCCACCGGCACTGACGCCGAAGGCACCCTCAAACTCAAATCCAAATCACCATGTCTCTCACCATTCCTCAATTCTATCCTGACCAGTTCGACTCGGCCTGGAAGCAGGAACTCCAGCAGTCGGACTCCCGGCTTCTCAACGCCGTGACCCGTGCCGATTTCACCGGCAAGCGCAAGGCGTTCAACCTTATCACCGCCCGTGAAGCTGAACTCGTTTCCGTCCGCAAGGGAGATACCCCTGACGGCGAATTCGACGGCAACAAGTACTGGCTCACGCAGCGCCCCTACCAGAAGGTCACCACGTTCGACGAGTTCGACGACGCCTTCCTGGGTCAGATCATCCTTCCGACGAGCGAAGAGTTCGGCGCCCACCGTGCCGCGTTCAACCGCACGATGGACGACGTGATCATCGCCGCCTTCGACGAAACCCGTTACATCGGTGAAGATGGCACGACCAGTGACGCGTTCCCTGGCGGTCAGAGCATTGCGGTCGACTACGTTGAGTCCGGTTCCGCCGCCAACAGTGGTCTGACTATCGCCAAGCTGCGTGCCATCAAGAAGACGATGGACGAGGCTGAAGTGCCGGATGGCGACCGCTTCATCGCGGTCACCGCCCAAGAAATCCAGGACTTGCTGAAGACCACTGAGTTTACCAGCAGTGACTTCAACACTGTCCGCGCTCTTGCCAGCGGTCAGGCGGATGTCTTCCTCGGCCTCAAGTTCATCCGCACCGAGCGCCTCCCGATTAACTCCAGCACCGACATCACCTCGGTTTTCGCTTGGCACAAGTCGGGAGTGAAGTTCGCGATGAACGGCATCAAGGCTTACATGGACATCCTGCCGACCCGCACCCATGCCCTTCAGCTTCGCACGACCGCCATGTTCGGCGCCGTCCGTTGCCAGAACGAGTATGTGGTTCGCGTCTACTGTGACCGCAGCCCCGCCTAACCTTAACCGGGGCGGGGGATAACCCCCCGCCCCACAACTAACTCCTCACCTTCAAAGATTATGGCTACCGTTTACACTACCTTCGCCCAATCCCAGGTTGATGCCGCTCTCAACGGCGCTGACCGCCCCACCCAGAACAGCAATGGGGGCAACCTCCATTGCCTCAACGTCAGCAAGACCAGCTACACCGCTGCCACTGCTGACCCCCTGTATCTGTGCAAGCTTCCCGCTGGCGCACGCGTCATCCCGCAGCTTTGCTCGGTTGACCACGGCGATCCCGGCGATGCCTGCACCGGCACCGTTGGCTACATCTACGACGACGGCACCGGAGATGCTGATGGTTACGCGACCGCCCTTGCCCTCGGTGGCTCGGCTGGTTCGGAACCGTTCAGCAGCACCGCTGGTGCCGCCGCCCTCACCCCGGTGACGCTGACCGACGATGCTTGGGTCTACGTGACCTGGGGTACCGTGACTGCCGGCGCCTCGCATTCGCAGACGTGGAACATCGTCTACACCCTGGCCTAAGCCTAAACCCCAGCCGGGTGGGTCATTCCCACCCGGCTACCTTTTCCCATGGCGACCAAGACGGACATTGCAAATCTGGCGATCACGCATCTTGGCGGGCGACCGCTGAAGAACATTGACTCCGACCAGACCCCGCAAGCCGTTGTCGCCCTTCAGTGGTTTTCCACTGCCGCCCAAGAGGCACTCAAGTCTCACCCATGGAACTTTGCCATTGAGCGGACACGCTCCGAGGTTTCCTTCACCACCCTGACTGGGTCTGCCATCACTGACAACGGCAGCGGCGTGTTTCGCGTTACATCGACCAGCCACGGTCTTGAAACGGGCGACCGCATCCTGCTACGTGACGTTGAAGGGGCAACCTCGGCAAACGGCAACTGGTATGTCACAAAGGTGAGCGCCAACGCCTTCGACCTCGATGACTCCGAGTATGCTTCCGGCTACACGTCCGCGACCGGAGAGTTTGCCAAAGTTCCGAAGTTCGACTGGGATTTCCAACACGAGCTGCCGGACTGCTGCCTGCGCGTGTTGAAGATCAACGGCGACGGTGGCGGGCTTAAGGATGACAGTGATGACTTTTCCATCGAAAAGGGGTTCATCCTTTGCAACAGCGAAGAAGTGAACATCACCTACATCGACGACATGAGCGCCGACCCCGAGGATTGGCCGGCAGACTTTGTGAACGCCTTCTCTTTCCTGCTTGCCTCCTACATGGCGCAGAACCTAGCCGGACCCTCTGGGCAGGCCGGTGGCTTGCGGCAGTCCTACGAGGGTATGCTGGCGCCCATGGCTAAGACGCGGGACGCCAGGGAGGGCAAGAAGCCGCGCACGCTACCTTTCCCTGATTCACAGTTGCTTCAGTCTCGTTCTGGTGTTATTCAAACAGCATGAGCGGAATCCACACTCTCAGCGCCAGTTTTAACGGCGGACTCCTGACTCCCAAGATGGGTGGCCGGTTTGACCTCGACAAGCTCAAGAACGGGTGCGTCGAATTGAAGAACATGCTCGTCTCGCCCTATGGTGGGGTCTTCAAGCGCCCTGGCACGCAGTTTGTTCAGCGTAACAATTTGGACTCAGCGGAGTCGCGCCTTGTCTCCATCCGCGCCACTGGTCTTGATACGGTCGCCCAAACGGACACGGTCACGGAGTCGGTCTTGCTGGAACTCAACGGACTGGAAATGCTTCCGCTTGATGACCAGACGATTGGTGTTCTGGATTATTGGGCGGCAAGCACCACATATAAAGTTGGTGACATCGTTGGTGTTGACGACCCTGGTGACTCCGAGAGTGATCTCTACTATTGCATCGAAGACCACACAAGCACGGCGTCTTTCGACAGTTCCAAGTGGTATTTGTTTGGTGTTGAACCATACAGTGCAGGTGTTCCGGCAAGCAGTTCGTCGCAGCAACTCAAGATTCCGATTCCCGAGTGGACGACCTATGATTTCAGCAAGGTCAAATACATTCAGATCAATGACATCACCTTCTTTGTTCATCCCGATTTTCCGCCACAACGGTTGATTGTGCGCGATGGTCAGCTTGATTCAGTTGGTAGCCAACGCCGTTTCAAATACCGCTTTGAACCCGTTCCCTTTGACTTCGCCCCGGCGCTTGACCTCAATGAAACATTGGTCAACCTCCAAATCCAATACGACTATGAGGATTGGGCAACCTCGACAAGCTATGACGTTGGCGACCGCGTGATCGGCACTGACGGTCTGCTTTACACCTGCTATTCAGCCCACACGTCTGGAGCCACGACGGCACCCGTCACTGGCGGCAGCTACCTGACCGTGTGGAACTCAGGCACATCAAGCGAGGACATTGACGCTTGGGCTACGGCAACCTCCTATACCGCCGGTGACTTTGTGAAGCGCGGCAAGGTCATCTACGAGTGCATCGCAAACCACACCTCAACAACGCCGACCTCCAATGTTTACGGCTGGCAGGGAGGCAACCGGCCAGGGTCTTCTCAGTTGTGGGCGAAGTTTTGGCGGGTTTCGAGCGGCGACTTTGACTTGGTTGACGTTAACTTCAAATTAGTTGCAACAGACGACACCTTTGCCTCGACCGATGTTGGCGACATTTGGCGCTTCCAGTTTGGCGTCGAGAAATACTTCCGCGACCTGATCCTCAGTGGAACCGGTGACGTTGGACCAACTGAGGCGATCCTCATTCAAGGCACGTTCACCGTTTCCACGAACTGGAACTCCGGCGCCGCAGTCATCTCTACCCTTGTGCTTGAAGAATCCGCAGACGGGGTTCTCTGGCGAGAATTGCGCCGGTGGGAAATTTTGGACGGCAATGAAGGCAACGTGTCCTACACTGGTGACGGTGGCAGCGTTGGCACCTATTATCGACTGAGCGGGAACATCACCAGTGGTGGGAGTGCCAGCAAGCGCATCCGCCTGGAGCCGGCAACAGCTATTCTGACCTTCCCCTACCAGATCACGGAATACACGGACGAAAAGAACGTCAAGGGTGATCTCATTGTTCCCGGCAACCAACTGCCGCCTGTCAACGTCATCGGCGTGGCGACCAACGCCTTTCGCAAGCCTGCCTTTTCTGCCGAACAAGGTTACCCCTCGGCGATTGCGTTCCACGATTTCCGCCTGTGGTTTGGTGGTACCCGTGGTCAACCGGCAAGAATCTGGGCAAGCCAGACCGACGACTTTTACAACTTCCTGACCGGGACGCTTGACACCGACGCGATGGACATCACTCTCGGCGCGACCAAGCGAAACGAGATCAAGTGGCTCCAGTCCTTCAACCGGGTTCTGGTTGTCGGAACCAACCTCCAAGAGTGGACGATTGATGGTGGCGACGAGGAAACCGTCATCAAGCCCTCGACCTTCCGCGCACGCCTGCGGACCAACTACGGCAGCGGCGACGTCGCCCCCATCGTCATCGAGGAGGCGCTGCTCTGGACTCCAGGCAGCGGGAAGAAGGTCTTGGAATTCGCATACAATTTCCAGATTGACGGATACACCGCACCGGACCTCTCCCTCCTGCTTGGCCCGACGCTTGGCAAGGTCAAGCGGATGGCGTTCATGCGGAACCCCTTCCCGTGCCTTTGGGTTGTCAACGAGGCTGGGGAGTTGTTCTCCTTTTTCTACGACCGAGCGCAGCAGTTGACGGCATGGTCGAAGCACCTGACGGGCGAGGACGGTGGCGACACATTTGAAGACGTTGTCACGACCGACGAGGAAACCGACCAGGTGTGGTTTGTGGTTCGCCGTTCTTTGGGCAACTCTCAGTATGGTCGGTTCATTGAGAAGCTGGACGTCAATGACAACACGGCACTGGCGTCTGATGTTGACCACGAAACGGGGTCGGCAATGGCGTTCTCGCCGATTCACCTCGACTGCTCCTGGTCCATTGACCCAACACAATCCAGTTCCGACACAACGGTCAGCACGGCAAGTTATGGTCCATTCGTCGGTCGGCGTCTTTGGATATTCCAGAACGGCGCCACATTCAGTGTTGCCGGACCGTCCGACGCCATCCCGAACTCAGCCCCATACAACGCAGTCTTCCCGAACTTCACCAACTTGGCGGGCAACTACACGGCTGGATTCGAAATTGAGTCGGTCCTCAAGGGCTTCCCCGTTGACGTGCAGCTGCAAACCGGTACCGGGCAGGGGCGCAGGTGGCGACCAAACAGGATCACATTCCTGATGCAAAATTCCCACGGCGGCACGTTTGGAGACACTCTCACCAACGCCACACAACCAATTGAATACCCAAGGACGCCAGCGCCCGTGTTCACTGGGAGAACTGACGACGACCTTCACCCCAATCACTTCTCGGCAGACTGGCGCAACTATTCTCAGGTGGCTATTGTTCACAACACCCCAACGCCCTTTGGCTTGCTGGGCTACATTCTCTCACTGGAGGTCCAAGGCGAATGATCGAGGTGCGTCGAGTTACCGATGCAGATTTTGAAACCATCCAAGGCTGGGCGGAGCGGCGCGGGTGCGGGCTGGTGCGGTCGCTTCTTCCGCCGGACGGGTTT